ACTCCAGTACGAAGTGAAACACCCTGAGTTTAAATTCATGGGAGCACACCCGATTGATTTTCAGCAACTGCGCGGGGAATTAGATAATTTGGATTTGGACAAATACAAGGGAAAAACTAAGATAGGCTTTGTTTTCAATCTTGATCCAAGCTATAAACAGGGGTCTCATTGGGTGGCGTATTTCATTGATAGGGAACGGGGGGAAATTATGTACTTTGATTCATTTGCGCCTAGGGAATCACGTATTCCTCCTGAAATAAAGGAGTGTTCCAGAAAGTTAATAGAAAAGCACGGATACAAATCCAGGATCAACCAGTTCAAGTACCAGAAGGGTAATTCTGAATGCGGCGTGTTTTCAATCATGTTTATTATTTCAAAAATTAATGGGTACGATCTGGATTATTCCGTGGACGATTCAGTGGCGAATAAATCGAGAACGGACGTGTTCAGACGCGTTTCGAAAAACGGACGCGGAAAGGTGGATTCGATCTGGCCAGTTATAAAAATATAAGTACTAGATATGTCAAAGGTTGGTAGCGGGGTTTTAGTCGGGATATTGATAACAAAACTAATTGAAACGCGGGGCGTGAAGTTCGGGTTAACGTTGAATCCAAAGTTAGATTTGAATAAACGCGCTCTTGTGGAACAAATATACCCTTATTCGATGGAGAAAACGTACGTATCCGTATCGGAAGCAGATAATAAGTTTAGGGAAATCGTAGGTAAATGTAAACGTGGAGAATTTTTTTACGGGAATTCTGTGGTGGAATTCAAGGGAGAAGAGTTGAAAATAAACCAGTTGATCGCCGTAACCGTTTACTTGGGACTCGGAATTCATAGCACCAGCTATGAAAGAGTTTCTACGCTGACAGAACAGAAGAAGTATTTCGAAATGTGCTTGTCAGCGTGCAGTGAGAATATAATCGACGGGTACTACCGTATTCAGGTCTACAGGGACGGGAAACGCGTTGAAATAAAGTATGAAAAGATTCAGTCAAGTTTACATTATTTACTCAAACTCGGGGGGAAGAAGCGGTTGGGTATGGTAAACAAAAAAAGTGCAAAGGATACGGTGGAAAATCTGTTCACCTAGAACCCCGTCATCGACATCATACCTTTCATTAATTCCGGGTTCGACATCATACTTTTCATTATCGGGTTATCCATCATTTTCCTGAACTCTTCCTTTTCCTGTCCTTCTGGCATCATATTCATCATCATGTCCGGATTTTTCATTATTTCAGTCACTGCGGGGTTATCCATCATGCCCATGATATCCTCTTTATTCATCGGTGGTTTTACCCCTCTTACACGTTTCATTTTGTCCAACCTTTCCTTTAGTTTACCAGAATTTGTAGTCCCGACTGGCCCTTTCATTTGTATCCCGCTTTTCGCGTATGGCGTCCCCTTCATTTGTATCCCGCTTTTCGCGTATGGCGTCCCTTTCAGTCTCGGTATGTACGGAGTGTGGATTGCAGATATAGATAGCAAAAAATAAAACATAAATATATTCAATATACTGGTGATCATTGTAGGAAATATACGATTGCAATTTTTAACTTCTACTAAGAAAGTTTGGACAATGTTTCCTGAACTTTATCGGAAATACTAAACTGGATAACCGTGCAGTTGAAGGTCATACATTCAATCATTGTATCATCGCTTAAGAACGGTAGTACGTCCGACCATTTCAACTGCGGGTCATTGTAAAAATCCCCCTTTGGTCCGGCGTATTTTTTAATTCGTTTGATGTAATTAGATCCGTACTTCACGGTGTGGAAATATAGAAGGGGGAATATATTTATATCGTCCAAGTCATATTGTTTTTCGTCCACCAGGTTCACGCTATCTTTGTGTATGATACGATGGTACTTTTCGTCGTTGCATGTGAACCAAAACTCGTATAAATTCTTATTCTCATCGTACACGCTTAATTCGTATTCCTTAGAACCAGAGAAGAGGACTACCGCATTTGAGTACAATATCGATAACATGTATCTATACATACGAAAAATGTATCGTATTATGTAATTCATATTATTTATACGTACTATCTTGAAATAACATTAAGTGTTTGTAACGCGTGCATTTTTTTTCTCCTGTTTATTTCAAATGACTCGGACAAATAACCAGGAAAGAATAAATAAAGTGTATCAGGCCGTGGACGAAGTACTCGAGGATAACAAGATAACTATTTCAGATATCATTTTTGTAGCTAAGAGGGCCATGGAGATAGTGGAGACATTTAAAGATATAACGGGTGAGCAGAAAAAAAGTCTAGTATTATCCGTTCTCAGAAAATATGTACACAAAACAGTAAATAGCACTAAAAAAAGAGATGATATGCTAAATGTGATAAACACGGTGCTTCCAGGGACAATTGACGTTATTATTCTAGCCTCGAAAGGCGGGGTCGATATCAATCCCGCCCAATTCTCCAGTGGTCTGCTGAGTTGTTTCAAGATTCTATTCCGATGCTTTTAGTTCTTCTTGAAAATGTAATAGCAATTCAGATTTGACCATTTCTTCGTCACGGATAATTCCGTGTTTTCTTCTGTACTGTTGAAGAAATCTGATATTTTTTTGTACCGATTTTTTAGTTTCATGTTGCTCTCGACCCCCATCATGCGAGTAATAATTTTTTTATCGTGCATTTGCTCGAAATCTCTTTTTTCTACAAACGAAAACTGAAACTTCTTCATCAAGTCAACAAGCGTCTTATGCGGGACTAGGTATTCGATTTCCGTTTGCTCTTTTTCCATAAAAATTCCGTTGTAAATAGAGATCGGTCGTCCAAACCCCAATTTGTTAACCGAAGTCTCCTTGAACATTGATTTAATTCGAAACAGTTCGACTTTTTCACCCTTCTTGTCAATGAATTCAAATGACGCCGTGCCTTCATTGCTTTTTTTAAGAAGATTGAATACTTTATGCGCGTTCATCGTTGTAATCACGATATACCCCCCCCTCTTGATTATTTGACTGCAATTTTTTAGCGCCGTTTTCATCAAAGAAATCGAACCCGCGTTATAGTGAAACGAAAAAGCGTAAAACACCGAGTCGATATCGGGCCGCTTTGTGTTTAATATGTGCATATTTGCCCCGTTTTGGTCTGAAAAAGTCTTGGAGAAATTGACAACGATCGGATAGAAATCGGGGTACTTTTTAAATCTTCTCTTTATATTCTCTATTCTGGAATAAAGACCCCCCGGACCATGAAACCCCCCGTCTGTTTGGTCTACCATAACCACCTTTGAGAGCTCGGCGCGAGTGTACTTCTCCACGTCCCCGCCCACACCACATCCCATATCTGCCACATTCCCCCCCGGTTTCGTGTATTTGGATATAAGAGATTCTTTAATAAAATTATGAAATGCGCGCATATGTGACGCGTAATCCGTCTTAACTCTGTAATATTTTCTGGACGCAGACAAACGATCGCCCGCCAAAGTCCCTTTATTCAGGGAAAATAGTTTAAATTCTTCCGGGGGGATGTACTGCTCTATGGACCGAATTATATTCTCCGCAACCGTATAGTAATTACCGTACCCCTTTCCCGATTTCCAAACCCTTTCGGTCTTATCCCATCGTGTGCGCAATATCCTGCAAGAATCCTGAACCTCCCGTTCATTTGAAAGATTGAACACCACCTCTACTACAGTATTTTCATGTATTATCTCTCCGTCGGTTGAACGCAATACGCCCTGCCTATCCAACACAATATTGCCCTTGTGTAAAAGTTTATCCGGGATAAGGGGGGTGGGGTACTCCTTCCCTTTTTTATTACTCGTTTTTCCGACAAAAAAATTCACGATGTTATAGTAGGTGTTTTCGCTCTTTTTATCGAACACCACGTAAGGAAAGTCGTTTTTAAAGTCGCGTTCTATTTTCACATACACGTCTACACTTAACACATCCAATGTTTTGTATTTTAACGGCGTTTTAAAATAGGACCCGTATGGAGTGAATATAAGACCGTCCTGACCGTACGGGGTATTGTTTTCTTTATAGGACTGAAGGAGGAAATGGGAAATATCGTAAATATCTCCTCGTTCCGAACCATTCGAGAAATACACTGGCTTGACGAAGTATGCGCACTTTTTCCCCAAATCTAGTTCCTGTTTCACGTTATCGCAATGACTGGTGTATGATATTCTGAATTCCCGCTTACAAAATATATTTGAAATAGAGTTCGAATATATACCCAGTTTGTCCTGGAAAAGTTCATTCAGTTTCTTGTACCGCTCCGTGTAAAATCGGGACCTCATGTCTATTTTCTTTAGAAACAAAACGTCGAACGGTAGAAACAGTCTGGTTTCGCCCGATTTTATGTATTCGCATTGTATCAACGTGTCGTCGTATGCTGACCCCAGGGTATTATTCTCTTTTTTAATTCTCATCCTGGAGTTTATAGAGTAGCAATTTCCAGAAACATAGTATAGAAACATGTTTTCCCCATCCGCCTTTACTGAAACGGCGTATTCTTGAAACAAAGACGAGAATTCCCCTCTTTGCAGCGATTTAACATTTGTTGAAATATATGCCCCGCTTTTGGTTAATTCCTTGTATTTTCCCGCAACGTTATCCGACTCAACGACGGATACATAGGAGTACAAATCCTCGTACCGCTCTTGAATGGATTCCAGTGATTTAACCGCCTTGTCTATATTTTTCTCGCCCTTGGAATTTAACTCAAATTCTACCTCAAACCGGTTTATCAACCCTCTTTTATCGCAGTCGTACAATTTCGTCGGGAGATTACCATTTTTATCATACCCGATGGAAGAAATGTCTAAATTACCGTACTCCAATTTGAACGTCAGGCGGGTCATATTCCTAAACACAACCGTTTTGTAGGTTTTAACATACTCTTCAATGTCCGCCTTTTCAATAACTATATTTTCCTCGGTAGAATGACGAAAACGCACGGCGGCGTCGATATCAATTACATTCTTTCGGGTCTTTTTCTCAACACTGCACGCCTTGGCTTTACACATTTCAAACAGAGATCTGAGCAGAACCGACGGGTCGTCGGATCCTATATTTTTTAGAGATTCAGAATGATCGGGTACAAAACGCAGAGATGGTTTTTTGACATCCGCGGACGAGTGAAAAATAATAACAATTCTTCTTTTTCTCTCTGGTTTGATTACATTTGCGTACGATTTGCTCAACTGTTTAACCTTGTTCGGCAATACGGGCGGCCTTAAAGAAAACTCAAATTCGTTTTTCTCTTTCTTGTCGTATTTTCTGCTCAAGATTTTGAATACATTCTTCATATTTTTCATGTTTTTCATTATACGGTGTACGTTTTATATATTATAGGGTCAATTTTTTAAGTTGAAGTTAAATGCGACGAGAGATTACGTATTATTAATGGATAAAAAGAATACAGAGGTCCGAAGGAAGATCGTGAATCAGTGTCAGAATTTATCAGAAGAGAACTATCACCAAATCTATAATATCATCGATAAACATTCGTTAGTTGATAAAATGACTAAAAATATGAACGGTTACTTCATAGATTTAAACAAGGTCAACAATCAGTGTATTAAAGAAATTGAAGGGTATTTGAAGGTCGTGAGGAGTGTCGCTGATAGAGAAGAAGAATTTAAACGACGCATTTCAATGGTGGAGAAGGTTGGTAAGGGGTCGGATAACCAGGGGGAGGGTGCGGATTTTGAGTATGAACAAGAGTACGATCCGTCATACAAGCTGCTGCAGAATTCCAGAAAGAAGACGCGGATGTGATCAGAAAATAATGTAAAACAATGTTATGACTTACTCGGAATTCAAACGCCCGGACCCGGAAGATGAAGATTTAGTGGTAAAGATTTGGGAAGACGAAGGGTTTATTAATAACATTTCTAAAAAAAAAGAGGCTATTAAAGGGGGGAGGGAATATGTCAAGTACGTAATGACAAATTGCAACCCCCTTAATTCGGAGCAATCCCATCAGAAGATTCTATCAACGTTAATGAGTCCTTTTACTAATATACGTCGACTTCTTGTGTGGCACGGGATCGGATCGGGGAAAACGTGTGCCGCGGTTTCCATAGCGGAAGCGTTTAAGGAGCAGGTGTGGAGGTATAATACGAAGATTCATGTACTCGTCCCGGGTCCGGATTTAATAGAAAACTGGTACAACGAAATTATAAATAGTTGCAAAAAGGGGACGTACAATTCTAGAAAAACTGGTATATCGGAACGAAGAAGGTATATTTTAGAGAAGAGGAGGGTTAAGAAGTACTATAAAATACTCAATTTTGAAAAATTTAAAAGATCCGTACTCGGAAGAAAAGACGAAACGGGGTTTGTCCGGGAGAGTTTGAATTCTATAAGTAATTTGGACAATTCTGTACTCATAATCGACGAAGCGCATAACCTGACAACCTCTTCTGATAAGAATAAGGATATCCTTGACGCCGTTTTGAGAATAGTAGACAACAGCGTCAATCTTAGAGTATTACTATTGACGGCTACGCCTATGAAAAACAAATCCACCGATATCATAGGGATCGTAAATATTCTAGTAGATCCAAGTAAGCGAATTCGAATAAAGGATATAGCGTCTGGGGGCGAAAGTACGAGTAATACAAAAATAAGCAGGGGGGGGATCGATCGTATGAAAATACTACTTCAAAATAGGGTGAGTTTTTTTAAAGGGACCGACGAGAGGCTCTTGCCTAAAATAGTATATAAGGGGCACAATTTAAAACACGTCAAGGGCTCCCACGAATCCACGAAAGTCGTGAATTGTACGATGATTAAGGGTCAAATCCAGGAAAAAGCGTACTCAAGGTGGATATTGCCCGCGCTAAATGATTCCTTGACAATATTACCAGTGGATAAGCACCAGCTATCCAAAGCGGTTTCAAACTATTGCTTCCCGGTGTTGGAGGGGAATAAGTTGATATGCGTAAGCGATGATATTAATATAAGAAAGTTTAGAAAACAGTGGAATTCGAACGAAGATAAACTCAGGAACATGGTCAAATCTAGGTTCGGGATTCCCGGGGTTAAATTGACTAAAATGCACCGCATTCCAGGGGGCGGGCTTTTAAACTACAAGTATGTCAAAAAATGTAGCGCCAAGTGCTATGAATTGCTTCGAAATATATACTCCTCGTGCGGGGAATTGTGTTTTATATATTGTACCCGTATTTTGACAGGTGTGCACGTATTGGAAGAATTATTCATGGAAAACGGGTTTGCTAAATACGGGTGCCCGGGTACAGTAAATGAAAATACGGTGTGTTATCATTGTTACAAAAAAAGAGACACCGTCGATCACTCAAAACACGGGGGGTTCAAACCGTGCAGTTTCGTATCGTTTACTGGATCAATAGACGACAACATCAAATCTTCCGTCCGAACTACGTTATTGGATACATTCAACAGTCCCGGTAATATGGACGGATCTGTGATAAAAATCATTATAGGGTCAAGTGTCATGACCGAAGGGTTTAGTTTGAAAAACGTAAAACAGGTCCATATTTTCGAAGGGAATCTTAATCTAACAAATATAAAACAGGCTACGGGGCGAGCTGTTCGTTGGTGTTCTCATAAAAATCTCGTAAGAGAATCACATTTAGTCCCCATAGTCAATGTATATCGGTATTGCTGCGTACTTTCGGGCGAGAAAAAAGTGTCTGCGGATTCTAGAGTTTACATTCACGCTATTAAAAAATCCAACGAAATCGGTAGAGTGGGGGACGAGTTGAGTAAAATAGCAGTTGACTGTCCCCTGAACTTCAATGCAAATAATAGAGTCAAGTGCGGTTCGGAAAAATTGAACTCGACGTACTGGTCAAAAGACAAATACATCCCCTCTAAAGTAAATCTCAAAGCGTTTCAAGTAAACAAAACATCATTTAGAGTTCAAGTAGTGTCCCTCATTCGGTACTATTTTACGATAGACCCCGTGTACAAAACTAAAAAATTATTGACCCTTTTGAAACGGGAAACGTCGATGGATGAATCGGATCTCATGGAGATTATCGAGGAACTGTGTCCTATTTCAGAGTCTGACATGAATTTATTTGAAGACGCGATATACAACTCAAATATGGAGAAGGGTTACCTCAGAAGATTGGGGGATTATATCATATTCCACCCGTGGAGATTAAACCAGTCGTCTTCTTTTCTAGAATCCCGTCTTCAGGTATTTCCAATGTCAACTAGTTCGTGTTTATCCCGTTATATGAGCAGCGACCCAGACTTATGCTATTCTTCCAATTGCGATAATAAAAAGGAAAGCAAAATATCTATGGACGACTTGCGTCCAAAAAATACACACCGAGAAGGACACAAAAAGAAGGTCGAGGAGGGTAGTATTGTTGGGATTTTCGTACAGAGGGAAACTTTTGGGGGGGACGTAAAGGAGGCGTTTCACATCAGACCCAAAATAACACTCGGCGAGGGGTCTGATCTGAAAACGCAGTCTAATTATACAGGGCGGTATGTTAATTCGTTCACCCTGGTTGAGTTATCTAAATTCGCAAAGGAGTTGAATATAGACCCCAAGGGGATGAGTAAGCGCGAAGTTATTGTCGCTTTAAAACAAGATTTAATGAAACGGGATAAAGAATCTACTCGGTTCGCGTACATCATTCGACCAAAATCGTCTTAACTTGTGGAATTCGAAAAAAATGATATAAAATGTATACTCGTTATACTATAAACCATGTCAAACATAGAAGAACGTCAATTTAAGAAAAAGATTTGTGTAGTAGATATCACCAACTTGCCTGATAATATACAGCACACCATGGAAAGTAGTGGCGATGCAACGTACGTGCAAGCCGGACATTTGACAACTACCATAAACGGTAATATAATAACCGTCGAAGGTCATCGGTTTATCGCGGATGTGATCGTTTCTGGTCTTTACTTTAAATTGAAACACGGGATCAAAGTCGCTGTTAAAGTGGGGGAAATCTCCAGCGAATACGTGAAGGCTGGTATAATCACGCCCTACCTTTCAGTGTCTTTTCTTGTGCAAGTAGATGAAAGGGAATTAGGGGAGATTCGGGTTGGGGATATGATCACATGTAAGATTATTGATTGGTCTCTGACTTTAAAAAATAATAAGGTATTTCCTTCTATATACGCAGAAAAAGTATGAGTATGAGTACGAGTATTAACGCGAAAACGTAAAGTCTCTTTTTCTTTTTCTTTTCCCGACTGTAGGCGCAACTGTATTCGTCTATAAATTGGTCAAAAAGGAATACGGGTTTTCCCGTACGTTCGTTAACCGAGTTATGGAAATCTAAGACCCAGTTCACAAAACATCTCCTATTATCTAGACACGGCGGATGTTCTCGGATGTATTCGACGAAATGAGACTTGCATATATTACACGGAAGAACGTCGCACAGATTGTTTATATAATCGCGGTGTTTGTTTATATCCCGATTTTCCGGCTCAACGGGGTAGTTCAAACTTACAGTGTGTAAGAAAAACCAACATTTTTCCCCCCATATTTTAGGATCCATTTCTTATGATACTACGGAGAAATTAAAATTTATAAACATCCGTCAGTCTTTTCATGTGGGGATACTCAATTGTATCCAGAGGAACATCAAAGTTTATGTTTTTTCTGTACAGCGTAATGTCTCCAGAGGGGATCACGGCCCGTCGGAAACGAATGTGTTCCTTGACAATTTGTTCGTACACGTACCCTTCGTCTCGTAGTATTACGGTGATCGTGTCCTCCCTAATTTCGTGAAGAATGCAGCACAGAGGTCTTGTGTCGTGTTTCGTGTACATGGAGAAGTACGTACCCAGATCAGATCCATCCAATTCAGATACGTCTACACTAGTCTTAGAATACGTGTGGTTAGAACTATACCCGTCGGCCAACTTTGATTCACTGATAGCGAATTTTCCGACTATATTATTTGTAAACCACAACACGCCAAACTCTACACATAAATAAGTTATCCCCGTGTTTCTCGGAGGGAGATTTTGTAAATATTTAATGCCGTTTTTGATTGATTCTGGGACATACGGTTTATTGCATAGATGGTTTAGAAATGTGAAAATGACCCTATTGTTAGTTCCGGGTATATTTTTCAACTGTTTCTTTATTTCAGAACCAAATGACACATTTACCCCCGTACTAGTACCCGTTTTCAACACCTTCATTACCTCCCCCTTTTCCAGTTTGTGTGTTGATTTGAGTTTCAGTGTAGTACTCCTCCCGCGCACCACGATATCGTACACGGTTATATGAATTCCGGGTTGTTTTTTCCCGTAATACTCATTTAAGAACACCTCCATGACCGTTTTCCCTATATCAGCGTCCTTGTATTTGAGTTCAATGTAATAAAAAGTTTTGGATTCCCCAAGAACCATTCCGTCACTCCCGCCCCCATTTAAGTGGTATCTTTTATCGGAGTTGGACATAACTACATAGGGACAAGGAGGACGGTGTGTATTGCTGTGGCGTAGCCCCCCTCCTCCTTTCATGCTAGCATTCGCGTGAATATCCCCACCCCTACTACTCCACGCGTCGTCTTTGACTCCCGATGCATTCAAGTCAAATATAGTCATATAGGATATCGGCACGTTAAATTCGTAATTGTCTACTATAATTCTGTGATAGGTGTTCGCCATAGACGGTGTCTTTTTATTGTCGTGTATCTTATAATTATTTATCGATAAATGGTCGAATATTCTCCCGTGTTTTTGGTTCACCTCGTGCGCGACTAGAATTTGAAAGATAACCGATGCCCATTCTAATTCAGATCTAACGGATGCGCTCCACTTTTCTAAGGTCATATCCCATCCTTCGGTTATGATGGCAAATTTATCCTTTTCGTCTACTTTGTTAAGCGGTTTAGAGGCGTACATCTGGAGAAAATACGGACACGATATTATATTATTCATCTCGTAGAACAGAGGATCTCTTGTCTTCTTTTTATTATACAGTTTAATATTAACGTTCCATCTCTTGTCGTCACTGTTTGTATTGGTTGGATAATAGCCTGCTAGTTCTAACGTCTTGTGTTTATTGATATCCTCTCCTAATTTCGCCGCTATATCCTTGATGTCGATTCTATTTTCCAGTCCATAGTTATAGTTGCTGGAGTAATCAATGCTCGTGGGTCCAAAGGTAAAATACGGCACGTCAATCATATCCCCTACAAATATCTCCCTCAACCTTTTCCTGTTTCCCATAGAGTCAAACGTATTATTGAATCGCTGTGTTAAAAAAATATCGTTCGCACGTTTTAATGTAGCTCCGGTATTCTCCATATTACCCGCGCGATCCTTGAATCCCGTGCGATCGTTGAATCCCGTGCGATCCTTGTATCCCGTGCGATCCTTGTATCCCGTGCGATCCTTGTATCCCGTGCGATCCTTGTATCCCGTGCGATCCTTGTTATAACCTTGATTAAATTCTTGATTAAATTCTTGATTAAATTCTCCTTGACCATCCGAGCGATATTTCGGACTGTATTTCGGACTGTATTTCGGACTGTATTTCGGACTGTATTTCGGACTGTATGCTCCCTGGTACTGACCATTACTGGAAGGACTATTGGGTTTATTGACCCCCGTTCTTGTATACTTAGGGGCATGTATCTGCCCCGAAGGAGAGGGTATATCCAATAATTGATCGTCTTTGGGACCCGCGATGTCCAATGTAATATCTTCCGACGAATCGTCCAACACTGACAGATCTTCTTTGTCGTCGGGTTTGGACACGGCGGGGTCATCGGACACTGACAGATCTTCTTTGTCGTCGGGTTTGGACACGACGGGGTCGTCCAACACTGACAGATCTTCTTTCTCGTCGGGTTTGGACACGGCGGGGTCATCGGACACAGAGGATTCGTCGGACACGGATGATTCGTCGGACACGGATGATTCGTCGGACACAGAGGATTCGTCGGACACGGATGATTCGTCGGACACGGATGATTCGTCGGGCGCCCCTCCGTG